GTTGTAATCTAAGTTGAGAAATAATCTTCTTCTTGTTCCTGCGCCAGTGTTGTCTAAAAAGAGTTGTGAACCTGTCTTGGTTCCTCCTAATAATCTTGAGAAGAAGTTTCCTAAAATCGATTGTGTACCTGTTGCTGCGAGTGTAAGTTGTTGTATAGTAGTAGGTTGTTGTGAATTGATACTTGGGTCAAAATAAGAGCCAGGTATTGTTGAAGTAGGTAAAATACTCCCCGCCAATCTCAAAGCAAAATCTGTTGCAGCTAAGATTGGTGTTTGAGGTACTGTAATTGAATAATTAGGTTCTATTAATGGAACCCTTCCTGTTACCATACCTAAAATGTCAGTACCGCTGTTAGCAGTAAAAATATTTGCTCTCCCTAATGTTTGTCTCCTGATTTGAGCCGCAACTCTATCTATAAAATCTTTCTTAAGTGTCTTGGCTCCAAGTGCCGCCAAAAAAGAATCTTGACTCAGAAGCCCATCACTTCCTGAAGGGTCTTGTTGAAGTAAAATGTTAATTGGTGCGTAAGAAGATGGGTTAAATGTAGATGGATATGGTTGGTTATTATAATAATTTCTATAGGCTTGAGGTCTTTCTAAACTCTCTACAAATTGTCCCGCGTCAGCAAGTTGAAGAGACCCTCCCCCATAAGCATTAAGTGGTCTCCATGCCGGAGATATCGTTCCAAAACCAGTTTGAGCCGCTATTTCTGATTGGTCCAAAATTTTAGCATCTTGTTGGTATGGACCATACTCTCCTTCATTTGATTTTGTATTAAGAAGAGCGTTTGGGTCAGGGACTTGTCTGTAACCACCTTCAGGTCCAAACTGATTTTTTGGATATAACTCATCAGCAAAAATAGGTGTATCAATTAAAGAATCTGGTGAATCAACCACCGGAGTTATGTTGTAACTATACTCCGTATTAACAGGTGGAGTCAGTCTCCTTGGAGATTTTGGATAGGGTGGTAAATTTTTTGTCAAACACCTATTTCTAAAGGCTTCCGTATTTACAAAATCTAAAGGGCTTGGCATCAATTATTATTTCTGATAAATAGATGTTTCTAAATTTTTTATGGTTTCTTGGCCGGAGCGAGTCCCAATTTTTTCAGAAGCATTTCTTTTTGTTGTGTGGTTAACATGTCAATCAGTTCATTGAGGTTAACTTGTGTTGTCTTATTTTTATCTCGGTCGTATAGGTCTATGACACCCCTAATATTATGCGTAAGTTGTAGCGGACTCATCGTGTTCATAACCATTGGATTCATAGCACTCGATGGACCATAAACCGTAGGTGATGGGATTGCCTTCGGGGCGGTTTCTGTCTTTTTTGGTACTTTTATACCAGTAACTTTTTCCCCTTTTCCCCCTTGGGTTTCTATACCCGGTATAGCACTTACAATTTCTTTCAAAAATTCTTCCCCGAATCCCTCTGTCACATCACCCAAAACAACACCCATATTTTTTAACGGTGTCATAATCGATGATTTCATTAACTCCATTATATCTTTATAAGCCTCTCTTTTTTGGGTTTCATCTCCAGAGCTGGCCTTATCATACAAACTTTGAAAAGCCACCTTCATTTGTCCACCTGTTATGTCTTGTGTTATCTCCTCCATTTGTTTCCTTATATTTGTGGTGGTATTCTCCAAAAATCCCATATATCCTGGTGCACCCAAAACATTTCCCGCCACAGTTGCGTTGAGTTTTTTAAATTCTGCCAATGTTTTTTCCCCTGTTGTTAACTGTGCTCTTTGTAGGTCCTCCATTGTTTTTGGGGCCTTTTTCTGTTCTTCCACAATCCTTGACATTTCCTCTTTAGTAACATCGGCAATGTTCTTGTAAGCCTCTGCTTCACCTGGTCTTGAAACTTTAACCTCCATGGTACCCTTATCACCAATTCTCGAAATATTTGCTAAAAGAGTTTTGTCGTTTTCACTCATATCCAAGGCTAGCCCTGTTTGGTTAATCAACGCTAATCTTTTATCCAAATCAGCAGCAGCTAAAGCAGCTTCTCTCATTGCCTTAGCACTAACCCCTGTTTGTGCTTCCATTTCTCTCAGTGTCAAAATACCTTGGGGATTTATCTTGAAACTCTTTGTTTGTTCGTCGAAATAAGTAAATTGTCTAGCAACATTGATAAGACTATCTTGTAACCCTGAAGGGTCGGTTAGCGATTGATTCAATAAAGCCATAGGGTCAACAAGGTTTCCAGCCGCAACACCCAATCTTTGAAATGCCGAAGCCACACTAACTGCTTGGTCTGGGTCTAAAACCTTTTCCGCCAACTGAAACGTTTGATTCATATCAAACCTCAACATTGAAGCCTGTGCCGCCATTTTAGTAAGGCCTTGTACCCCATTACTGAAATTGAACCTTGACATTTGGTCCATGTTTTTCAAAACATCTCCCATCACTGTTTTAGCATTCAGCCCATAACTTTGTACTTGTACAATTGAATTCAAAACATTACTTGAAATCTGTTGGTAGTTATAACCAACGGCTCCGAAGGCTTCAACAATTTTAGCAGTTTCTACACCCAAAACTTGTGATACTGAATAAACTTCTCTCAAATCTTCAGAGGAAGCGACCACTACTCGTCTAGCACCAGCAGCTATACCGGCAATTGTGTTAGCAACGTCCTTGGTTTCCGCACCCAAGGCTTTCATTGCTGGTGTGGCATTCTGTATCCTTACCAAGAACTCATCCATTCTTTGTCTTGACTGAATGAAAGCCTTGTTCAAATTTTCACCACCCTCAACTAACTCTTGAGTTGCGGTTTTTAGATTACCGAGAACATCAGGTATCTTGAGAATTTCGTTCTTAATCTGGGCCCAGACATTGAGTTTCTCTGCGTCGCCCGGATTTTCGGCCTCTACTCCTGTTTTTGCCATTGAATCTTTTTAAATAAATAGAAGATTATGGATTTTTAATCTTTTTTATTGTTTTCAATCCATTTGTTTAAGAGATATTTTCTCATAAACAAGGGCATGATAAGGAAATCTTGATATGTTACACTGAAAATTGTGCTTAATAAATAAAATTCGTCTATTTGTCCCTGTCTATAATCAGAAGAAAGGGCGAAAAAATTCAACCCCAAAACCAACATTGACCGTTAGTTTTTCTCCTGATGGGGCTGTTACTGTCTTTTTTAAATCCAAACGTGGTTCGTTTTCTAATAAGAAATTTTTGATATACTTTGAGTCAGTAATTGGCATTCTTTCGATTTCCTTTGACAATTCCCCCTTATCTGTAATCCCATTAAGTTCAACAATTTGTCTTTGTAATTTCCATGTTACTCTCGGGGCAATCCTACCTTGTGGATAAGAATCTGCCATACTTTCGATTTCATTTGCCTCCCCGAAGGTCAGTGGTCTTATTTTAGCAACTGAGTTGGATTTGGGTAGTGTTATTGTAAAAGTACCATCTTCGTTTGGTTTCATTCCTTGTTTTATTGACATTTGGTCTAACAACACATTTGTCTCGAAATTTTTTCTTGTTGAGGGGTCAACAAGGTTCAAAGTCATCTCAGGACCAAAAGAGGTATTTCTCAAGAAAATCAAAATTGCTTCTACATCCCCTTGGAGTAGGTCTTCAACTCTTAGGTCAGGTTCATAAATTTTATTTCTAAGGAGAGTTGTTGTTATATCCCCTGACCCTCCCATCAAAATGTTTTCATCGTTCGCAGTTAGATAACCAACTTTGACTGATGACTTTTTATTTTTATAAAAAACTCCACCTGAAGGGAGAGGTACCACGTCATGTGGTAAGTTCATATATTGTTGTCCGTATTCTCTTGATTGGTCCATAAAAAAAATTAACCGTATAGTTTATTCTATACGGTTAAATATAATTTGTATTGATTTTTTCTAAATAGTATTAGAAAACTAATACACAACGGTCCATTCTCATTTGACAAGAAATCGTAGCCAACTTATCGTCTGAGTAGTTCAAAGCATTGAAGTTAGCACTTGTTAGGAATGTACCATAAAGAATCCATTTTTCAACAACAACTCCCGTTGGGTCCAACATCTCGAGGTCCACGTCTTTCTTATAACCCGCGGCATATCCCATACGTCCTGTTACAGACTCGGCGTGTAATCTCACCCACTCCATAAGTGCTTGAGCCGCTGAGGGTCCGATTGGGTCTCTAAACACCACTGGTAAAGCATCCCACGTAAATCTTCCCGCAACAAATGTTGAGGTGTTCAAGAAGGGTATTTCAGTTTCAGCAATTTTGATACTTGGTCTTGCCGTTGATTCAACGAACCACTCATTAATCCCTAAAGACGAAGGAAATCTTAGAATAAATCTATTATTCCTTTTTGGTTCGTAAGGTAACGGCATCCGCATTAGTAAATCTGCCATATTAAAAATTTTTTGTTATTCTGTTTATATGTTATAAATATACCTATTTACAATTTTTTCTACTTTACTTTTTTTTTAACTTGAATATATATCTATTATACTTCTTTTTTCTTGCCTCCAGCAGTAGAATATGTTTTAACTATATTATCTGGCTTATCTTTAAAATGTCTTTTCATTACTTCTACGTTCTTAGGGTCATCATCTGAAAAACCTATTTGAGGCATAAATTTGTTAGCTATATCTTTTTTTAGAAATGCTCTTTTTTCTAGTAGTGCCGCCATCCCTTTTATATAATTCACAAATGATTCCATAGCTCTTACCTTAGCTTCCTCAGGATTGGTTGCCCCCGACTCATCCCCAAAAGACACAGGGTTATATTTGTTCAGTTCCAAGTATGTCTTAATCAATTGTTCATCGTCCATTTCTTCCTCACCTACAAACGAACGGTATTTTTTTAGATTCTTGACGAGCTCGTCTTTATCAATACCTTTGAAATCTGATACAATATAGTTGTAGACAGCTTGTTTTAAAATTTCGGGATTATGACCACGAGCTGTTATTATGGCAAATATCGAGCCGTTGTTTATTGCTTCCCTAAAATCATCAAACGCAGGACCAACTTTAGCGTTCATAGCATCAACCAAAAATTGTTTGTCACCTTCGGTTCTGAAATTTCTAAATGGGTCTTCAGCAAAACCAACAATTGTTTGTCCGTTATAATTAAAATTTTCCTTACCCACCATAGTTCTGTATGTGGCAAAATCTTCTGTACTCATACCAACTTCTTCACCCTCACTGTTTTTTAGAATAATTTTTGTTGGCATGTGGACAATATTATCGTCCCAATCAAATGCATAATATTTCAAGTCTGGGGAACCTTCAGGTTTGAAACCTTCGTGTATGTCGTATTTTTCAATCATTGTATATAAATAGTTTGACAAATAAAAAACCCCCCAAAATTGCTCGGGGGGTTTGTATATTTTACTTTTCTGTTAGATGTTCTCAAATGAAGCACCTGTCGGAGTTATAAAGAACTCAATATCAATAAACTCGAGAGCTTTCGTAGGTTTAAGATAAATCTTACCTGTTAGAGTGTTTCTATCTAAATCCTCTGGTGAAGATGAAACTGTCACACGGAAGTCATACAAACCTCTATCTCTTCTTATTGAGTCTAATATCGGATTAACACTATCTAAGAATTGTTGTCTTACGATTTGGTCGTTTTGTTCAAACAACAATCTAACAGCTACAGCAGATATTAACTTACGTGCCTGAAGTAATAATCTTCTAACATTTAATCTGTTGAGTGCCGTATCCGCCACTTGAAGTGTTTTGTTACCCCAAATTACAGTTCCTACATCAGCAAATGTTGCGATTGGGTTGATTCTTCCTTGATAAAGAGTATCTCTATCTTGTTGAGTCAACTTAATTCTAGCCTTGATTGAATTTACAAGACCTCTTGTGTAACCCGCCGATGCGAACCAAGGGAATGAAATATTGTCAGTTAAAGCCAAGTTTCTACAAACCTCACCTGTCGGTGGTAAGTAAATTTGGGTATTATTAACAGTATCTCTAACTAATATCCAAGGATAATAAGTTGCTGTATAGTTCGAGTCAATTCCAGTGTCATCCAATCTGTCAACCGCAGTTTGTGGGTATTGAATCAACTGAGGGTCAGTACCGTCAGGTGAAAGCAAATCATAGTCTGGTGTTGTCGTGATATAAACGGAATCAGCTCTTTGGAATTGTATCATATCAATTGTTTTTTCAACAAGTGAGAAGTTATTGATATAATCGATACTAGCTGTCGCGAATACGTTTATGTTTGTTGCCTCAGGATTTGCGAACGTTAGAATACCAAGTAAATAAGCGTAGTAATCTGAGTTAGCAAAGTCTTGAGTATTATCTTCAACAACAATTCTTTTGAAGATACCTTGACCTGTTGCGTTGGGGTAACGAGAAGAAGGGAAGAACCCTGCTAAGAATCCACTTTGACCGATTTGGAATCTGTCTTCGTTTGTTCTGTATTCTCTATAAATGTCCCATCCGTCAAAACCACCAGCAAAACAAATAGTATATTTTCTTGCGTAGATGAAGTAGTAAGGGTTTGCTTGGTCTTGAGGGTCGTTTCTGAATTCAGCTACACCACATTCGAATGCGGTCTGCCCTGAAGTTTGGAAAGCGGAACCAATTGTAACAACAGTTGCTCCAGAATCCATGTGGAAACCTTTTGAAATTTGGTTGAAAGGTAGGGATGTAGTTGCGTTGTAGAAATCCACAACAGGGTTAAGTCTACCTTGATACCCTAACATTGATTCGTCCACTCCTACAGTATTAGAAAATCCTAAATATGTTCTTCTTACGATGTCTCCAGGAGATTCGTCAGCAGGTCCCGAATAAAAAGGTGTGTTGTAAACTGTTTCACCAGGGAAAAAGTATTTCACTTTGAATTTTGGTACAGGTGCTAAGTTAGTTGGTGACCCGTATATTTTTTGGTTGTAACCATAGAAACCACAAGGTAAAGCATCGATTGGGGCATTCTCTGCCATTTCCACCATGATAAATTTAGATATTAAAGCAAATTCACCATCATGGGAACCGATTCTTTTTGCCACAAAATTATTAGACGCTGGGTCCATTGTACAGTTTGTGAACTTCTCAATTACAACTGGGTTAGCATCTGTATCGAAGAAATTACGTACTAATACATCAAATGTCATATTGTTGAAAGACAAGTTAGCAATTGAAACTTTGATTTCAACGTTCGCTGAATCCCCGTCTGAAATAGAAATAAATCTAAACAAATCATAAACCTTATTACCTCTCAATTCCGAAACTAAGAAAGGAGATTTTGGTGATTGGTATTGCTCTAATCTCCATCCGATAGATGTGTTAGACAAAGACCTAGCACTATCTAATGAGACTAAATTACAATTTAAACCTCTTATGTAAGATTGAAGATACGCATTCGAAAGAGCCGCAGGATAAACTTCGTCAACAAAAATAGGAACCTCATTTCTAGGTTTTCCAAAGTTTGTTGTACCGAGAACTTTAGTTATGAATTTTGAAGATGTAGGACTCATAGAAGTCTCAA